ATCCTAGAGACATAATGGAGTTTGACGAAATACCATATAAGATTAAAGGTGATTACACTGGAGACTTCTTTGAGTTCAATAAAGACTTAAAGAAGTTTCCTATTATAAAGCATCTCCTTGAAGAAAAGCCGCAGGAAGAAGCGAGTAAGATACTGTGGTCTATATATTTTCTGATCGATCCAAGATCATTTTTCTACGATAAGATGTCGTACAATTCTAGGGTTTTATTTATTCGAAAAAACTATTATAAAGAGTTCAGCGACGAAAGAGACATAAAACCGCTCATAGAATTTTACGAAGACGAGATTATCAAGAATGAAGAAATAATTATGTTCCTTCAGATGAAAAAGCAATTACAAAAAGGTATCGAAAGTCCTACTAGTAAAACATTTACGATACAGAAAGCAATTGAATCCAAGGACGCATTAATAAATGATAGTAAAAGATGTTTCTCATTACTAAATGATTTCGAAGGGAATAAAAACTACTATCCAAGGACAATAGAAGGAGACTTTGAGATAGATGACTTTTTTGAATCCAATAAAGAAGTCTGCTTATATCCTGAAATATCAAAATTAATAGAAAAAGAAGGTAAAAAAGTAGCTAGTAAGATAATGTGGTCATATTTTTATGTACGAGATCCAAAATCTTTTTACTTCGACAAAATGAATACCAAAGAACTTGAAGAAAGGTGTAATAAGTCTTTTTTTAAGTTAAAGTTTGATGATTATGTACACATTGAGAAATTGTACTTAGATCACATACTCATGGATGAAGATAAAGTAGATTACTCTATACTTAATTTAATGCAAAAAATACTTATTGAGCAATCAGGAGGGGCAAATGTCCAAGCACTAAAAGAAGGCAGAGAACAATTAATAGCTTTAAAGAGCAGATTGACGAAAACAGAATCTAAATATATTACGCTAGTTTTCCAGGGAGATGACAAACAGCAACCTGGACTTTTGGCGGCAACAAAATTAGCTTAATGAAGTATAGGGAGCCAAGATATTTTAAATTATTTGATTTTGAACTAAATAGTATAGAGGAATTTATACAAGATACACATCCTGAAATAAATCCTGTTTTAGAAGAAAAAAGATATAGAGACTACTGGAACGGTGTTTTAGAGAAAACAATGGTTGGTATGTGGGGTAGAGACTATGACAAAAAGAAAAATATAGGAGGATATAGGTATATGTCAAACGACCTATATCATTACCGTAATATTTTCTATATTGTAAAAGAAGAACCAAATCAGCCAATTAGAATAGAGCATCCGACATTAAGAGATGTAGATTGGTTTATTACTTATAACTTCATGGTAATGGAAGGCTTTTCAGGTTTTTCAGGAGATAAAAAATATACATCAAACTTACTGGCTAAAAATTATAGTTCCTACAAAGACATGGAAGGATATGACAAAATATTCTTTGACATGCATGCTGACGATCTTCTTGACAAATATGGTAAGATTAAAGAATATGTAGATCCAAGAGAATATCTATATAAAACGCATAAAGAGCCACTAGATAACCCACTATATCACAATGAGAATAAAAACCTTGTATGGTTTGCAACGAGACGTTTTGGTAAATCATATCATCTACTTAATAAAAACCAAAGGGGATTTGTAACAAATAACGCTACAAGCCTTGAACAGTATTACAAGAGAGACACCACGTTTGTAGGAATATTTGGATCTTGGGATTCTTTTTATGTTGATGAACATTACACAAAATTCCTTACAAGCTACAATATGTTAAAAGACCTTGGCGCTTATAGAAAAGACGGAATACATAAAAACGGAGCATTATGGACAAGGCTTTTTGGCGGTAAGAAAGTAGGTGACTTTATCACGAATAGAGGTAAAGCGAGAGGTGGTGCGTATGACATAGGTAATGGTTCGCAGTTGCATAAATTGACATTTGGAGAAAACGTAGCAAAGGCAGTAGGGGTAGCGAGTAACTTTGCCATGATGGATGAATTAGGGGAATGGTTAGATCCTTATGGAGTTTGGAAAGCCACAGAACCAACACAGAAAAGAGAGACTAAATTTGCTTCACAGGTGTATGCAGGTACTGGTGGACAGGTTACTAAAGTAATGAAGTCTATGGAATTATTTAAAAACCCAGGAAAAATAAATGCTTTAGGATTTCCTGATTTATGCGATCCTACAAATAAAAACGAAATTGGTTTATTTACAAATGACATATATCGTAGAGATATCTTCAGAAATGAATTAGGCAATACAGATACAGTAAATTCATATAAACAATGCTGTAAAGAAAGGCGAGACGAATATAATAAAGGACTAGAAGACTACATAACACATATTACAGGATTCCCATTAGAATATAAAGATATATTCATGCAGTCATCTAGTGGTATAATACCAGTGGATAGGGCATCGGAGAGATTAAACACACTGAAAGGAACGCCAATAAATAAAAGAGAAACAACCTATGATATAGGTAGATTTAAAAGAGACAAAGAAACCAATGAAGTAGGGTTTTATAGAGAAAAAAACATACTACCTATCCACTGCCTTGATGACCTTAAAAAGATGACCGAAGAGCAGAAAAAAGGGATAATACTAATGTACGAACCTCCTGAAAAAGGAGCAAAATATTTAACTGTATATGACCCTGTAAAAGATCTTGCGGGTACTTCAATGTGTGTAGTGGCAACTTTCAAAATATATGGATTAGGAAAAGGTATAAGAATGAATATTGTATGTGAATCAATATTTAGATTTGTACTACCTAAAGACAATGATGACGTAGCTATAAATATGGCATTGTATTATGGAAGTAAATTAGCGCCAGAGGTAAACCTTCCACATATATTAACTTATACTAAAGAGATTGGTTTATATGATTTGTTAGAAAACAATCCAAGCTTAGCAATAGGTAAATTAATTATAAACGCTCAAAAGAAAACTGAGAAAGGCGTGTATATGCTACCACATATGAAAGAGAAAACGCCTAACGTTATAACAAAAGTTTTAGTAGCTTCGGTTGACACAAAAGAGAACGAAGACGGTAGTAAAGAAGAAATTTGGATGGTGGACGAAATACCATCTGAATTCCTTTTGGAAGAAATAATATATTGGAGTTTAGAAAATAACTTCGATTATGTTTCAGTTTTATATATCTTTGCACTGTATATGGAAGAATATGCGATAAGGAAAATGTTAGACGAACCAAAAGAAGGTAATGATCTCTTGAAACAAGTGTATGAAGGCATTAAGCAGGAGATCAAAGATTTTGAACACGAAATATATACGTACTGATGGCTAGTCCGAGCAATTATTTTATAGACGAGAAGCTTCCAGGCTCCGTCCACGAGTTGACAAAATTTGTATATAGTACAAAGGAAAAAGGTCAACACGACAATCTTATTTTGCGTACTGTAACAGATTTGGTAGCAAACCAAAGCAGATCTGATCAAGAGCAAAAAAGGATGTTTGAAAACATGAATATCCACATGGGTAGATGGAATGATATCAAGTCTGATAGTGTAATAAATATAAGATTAGATGAAAAAACATCCATTTCTTATGGTAGAGACAAAGTTCATAACTTCCCGTATCTTAACTTAGTTACAGGAGGAATTGCTAGTGATTTTAAGAACAAACCGAAGAAAGAAAAGATAATTGATCATTCCAAAAATGCTATGTTATCTCGAAAAGAGAGACAGAAGGCTGTTATAAAAAATAAACTTCAAGAGATATTTGTAAAACCACTTGTAGCGCAGGCGACACAACAAGTAGATGCTAAGTACGGAGATCCACTAAATTTAGGAGAAGAAGAATTGTCACAAAGACAATCAGATATAAATAATATCGTAACATCTTCTTTATCTGATGAAGTCAAAAACCTTATGGAGAATGACAAATTAGATACGGAAGCACTTATGATGCGATTGAAAGAGATTTCATACATGAGAAATGAGATGGATGATAAATTCAATGTAGGCATCGATTTTATGATAACTTGTGGCGAAGAAGCCTATAGGAAGGAGATAGGTTTTAAAGAAGTCTATATGAAGCCAATATCTATTCCTGATTTATCATACGATCTATCATATAGAAGTAACTTTTTTGAAGACGGCCTATGGGCGAATGAAAGAAACTATCTTTCACCAATGGAAGTAGTACAGGAATGTTACCATGTACTCAAAAACAAAGATTGGGATACAATACATAGGATGTTCACCGCAATACCTACAGGAGGACTTCACGGAACAGATGCAGATGTTGTTTACAGTAGATTAGGCGGAGCAAATATAGACCAAAGCCAAAGTTATACCATTCCGATCCGTGGCGGCGTCGTAGACCATGCATCACAAGAGTTTGTACCATCAATGATAGATGGAAGAAATGGTGTATTGTGGGCGTCGGCATTTATGAATAAGATGGGCGGGGCAATGGCGGAACGAAGAATGGGTTTAGCCGTAGAGTATCCAACTTGGAGATGGACTGTTCCTGCAGTAATTGTCACAAGAGTTGTAGGGAATAAGTTAGTAGAGTTTGTTAGAGGTGAACACTACCGTTTTGATAAAATGAATGGGGATATCAAAATACGAGATACTGTAATGCCGCAGACTTTTTGCGCTAAACGATATGCAGGATTTCTTTATGCAGACATGGGTCCTGTTATTGGACAGTACACAGATCCATATGATACGTCAAAGCCAAAGTTGAACATATACGGAGGAGTATATAACAACATGATGAACAACGTCAAGAATCTATCAATGATGGATCCTGCAAAGATTTATCAAATGAGATTTAACAATATACAAGAATCTATAGGTGAAGCAATACAAAGTAACCTTGGATCAGTATTACTAGTAAATAAGAAAACGTTCGATGGTTCAGGTGGTCCACAGGGATTTTTTGATATGCTTTACAAGTTAAAGACAATTGTAACAGAAGACGAAGAATTTGGCGGTAATGAAAAAAATGCAGGAACAAGAGCAGTATTAATGCAATCCGGTATATCAATACCTGAATATACATCACTTGCCCAATATTATGAGCAGATGATGATCAAAACATTAATGTACAATCCTGCTAAAATGGGAGGAAGTGGGCAGTATGAGAACCAGGCAAACATACAAGCGTCATTAGCTGCGCCGGATAGACAATTAGACAGGTATTATAAAACAAACTTGCAGATACGTAAAAATACCATGCAAGGATTGACACAAGCAGCATTTATTACCTATATAGATAATGAAGAAATGCTTGAAAACTATTTAGATGAATCATTGATGGCACACTACAAAGGTAATTATGATGAATTACTGGGGACCATCTTTGAATATAAAGTAGAATCATCTGTTGAAGATATTCGAAATTTAGAGAGAGCAAAAGAGATGCTCTTAAATTACATGGCTACAGGTGGTAATTTTGAAACAATGACCGAAGCCATAGAATCAAAGGACATGCCTAGTTTAAAAGAAAAAGCGAAGGCAGAGAGACTTTACACAGAGCGTAGGGAGATGGAGAAACGAAGACACGAGCAAGACTTAGCTGCCCAAAATAATGCTTCAGCAGAGAAAAGGCAGACAGAAGTACTTGATAGACAGTACGAGTTAGAATACGAGAAAATAGATGCAGGGAAAGAGAAAGCATATATTAACTCAATGCAGATGGCAAACGCTAATGACATCAATGGAGACGGTAAAGCTGATCAAATACAGAGAGACGAGGAGAATAGATTGTTTGAAAAATCAATGCATGACGATCAGATAGGTATCGAAAAAGAGAAGTTAGAGATACAGAAAGAGAAAGTAAATGCTGATATTTATAAGGCAGATAAGATGGCAGAGAACAAAAAATCAGAAAAAAAATAAACTTTTTTACACAATATTAAAAAATAATAAATACCTTTGCAATGGAAAATGAATTTTTAGGGTTTGAAAGTAATTTTGATACAGTGAT